CGGCCAGGCGTGGGACGAGGCGTGCTGGCAGGTGGCCGACTCGCTCATCTCCATGGCCAACAGCGCGTGGAACGACTACACCCTTGAGCAGGCCTACGCCGACTACTTCGCCGCAGCCCCGCGCGACGCCGGCTGGACTGACCGCGACGTCGACGACAAGTGGGCGAGCACGCTCTACCGCGCGGCCGGGAAGTGGCGCCCAGAGCCGGAGTCGCGGGCGAGTGAGGTGACAGGGCTGCAGTGGGACCCGGCGACCGGGAAGTTGGCGGTAGGTCAACCGTCGGCGAACACCTCGGTGAGCGCGGTGAGTCCTACGCAGGTGCTGCAGGAGGGCAGCGACGACGAGCGGGAGGCGATGCTCGCCGCGGTGCGTGAACGCTTCGCGCGCCTGGACTGGGAAGCGCTGTCGAAGGAGAAGGGTGGCGAGAACTGGCTGCTCCGGCCGCTCGTGGCCCAGGGGCGCAACGTGACGATCTACTCCCCGCCCAAGGCAGGCAAGTCCCTACTCATGCTCGAGCTGGCCGCGGCGCTTGCGAGCGCCAAGGGGGCCATCGGACAGGACGTGGAACGCCCGAGCAGGATTGGTTACGTCGACTGGGAGAACGTGCCAGTGGCGGACATCTGGCCGCGCCTGCTGGCCATGGGTTACCAGCCGGACGAGCTGAGCAATCTTGTCTACCTCTCGTTCCCGCCGATGGCCAAGCTCGACACCGAGCAGGGTGGGCAAGAGCTGGACCTGATCGCCGAGGCCTATGGGCTGGACTTCATCGTCATCGACACCGTCTCCCGCACGATCAGTAGCGAGGAGAACAGCAACGACACTTGGCTCGCCTGGGACCGTCACGCCGGTCAGCGACTCAAAGCGCGTGGCATCGGGTTCATCCGGCTGGACCACTCTGGTCACGCGGGAACCCATGCGCGAGGTGGGTCGGCTAAGTACGGGGACGTGGATGCCACATGGCGGCTTGAGTTGGATCCCGAGGATCTGAGTCACGTTATGCTCACCCTTGAGGGTTCACGGTTCAAGGTTGAGGACCACGAGCGCGTACTCCATCTCAAGCGGCTGGAATCCCCTCTGCGTCACGAGCTACTTGGGGGATCGGAGGTTGCGGGCACCGCGGCCGAGCGGGTTGCGAACTTGCTCGAGGAGCACGGCATCCTCCTTACCGAGTCGCTCAATGGATGCGTTGAGTTCCTCAAGGCCATCGGCAAGCCGGCAACGAAGAAGACCGTGCAGAAGGCTCAGAAGCTCCGATCGGAGCGTCTGACGGTGTACCGCGTGACCCCGCAGGAAAGCTTGCACGACGACACTGATGAGGACTGAATGTCACTCTGTGGTCGGTGTCCTGCACGGAGAGTGACTGCGGTGTCCTTGCTTGAGGTAACAGGACACCGGCACCAAGATCATATAGGTAAAACCGCAGGTCAGACCCGGTTTGCAGCCGGTGTCCTAGGTAGGACACCGGTGGACACCACCAGGACACCGCCCCCCGGTGTCCTGGTGTCCCTCACGTAGTGGGGACACCGGGACACCACCGACACCGGACGGGCAGTAGCTGACGACCCCGAGGAGAGTTCTGATCATGACCCCTGACGAGCTGGCCGATCTGATCGAGGCAGAGCTGCCCGACACGGCCGTGTACGAGCCGAGGTTGCTGGCCCAGGTTCACTGGAAACTGCGGATCGAGCTGAGTGGCTCACTGGTCAACGAGGCGTTGATGGTGATGCTTAGGCGTGGGAGTGTGGATCCCCGGTCGATCTACTTCCCGGTGGCGGCTCCCTACTCGAACGGCCTGGGCGGGGAGTTCCCCGCATGGTGGGAGCTGGCGAAGCTCGCCGATTCCCGGCGTGGCAAGTGGGTCGAGATGCGTCAGGCGAAGGGGTTGAGGGTGAAGTGAAGACCGACCCCGATGTTGCGGTGACGGATCCCCGGGTACCTGGTGGCGCTCGTAACGTCGCCAACAAGCTGAGTCGGTCAGGCTGGACGGTTCGGCTGCGCCACGTCGAGGTGCCGATCGATCAGCCGGTGGGGCTGTGGCGCCCCTGGTCGGGGCAGTCGGTTTCCGTCGCCGCGGTCAAGGAAGGCGAGCGCCGACGGTTCGGTATCTGGATACGGACTGACCGGCGCGATGAGGAGACAGGCCAGGACGTGAGCCGTTGGGTCTTCGACGGTGGCTGGATCCTCGACCGTTCGGCGCGGCGCGTGACATCGAAGGAGTTGACCAGCTAGGGTTGCTCTCACAAGTTCATTCGAGATCCTGGGGAGGATCACCATGAGGGTCACCATCGAATCCGGCACCGTCACTCCGGTTCGTCAGCGCGCGCCAAAGGTCAACCCGTTCCTGCAGTCGCTGACGCAGCTCGCGAACGACCTGAGTGGTGAGCCCAAGCGGGCCAAGTTCGAGGACATCGAGCTCACCGGCGAGGACGTCGTCCTGAGCAAGCGTGCCGACGGCACCGAGATCCTCGTCGACGCGGCCGAGCGCACCGCTCGCCGACAGATCGCCGACGCGGCGAAGGAGCTCAACCTCTCGGCCGACATCGTCGCCGACGAGCAGGGCGACTCGCTGACGCTCTACGTCGGTCTCGTCGCGCGTCGCCGTGGCGGACGCCCTGCGAACGCGGTGACGGCTCGCGTGACCGACCCGGCCGCGGGGCTCAGCAACGCTCCGGTGACGGCTGAGCGGGACGCTGACGGCTTCCCGGTCAACGCGGCCTGACGTGGACCGCAACGAGCTCGCGGCGTCCGTACTGCGCCAGGCCGCGCAGCAGCGACGTCGCCTAGCCGACGAGATGGTCGCCGATCTTCTGCGTGAGGCTGACGAGCTTGACGCGGCAGCCGACGAGTTCGACGCAGGTGTCGCGATCGAGCCCATTGCCTCTGTCGAGTGGGGCGGGGACGGCGTCTCGTTTGGCCTCGGGCCTGAGCAGGGTGACGATCTGATCGCCGACGTGGCTCAGGACGTAGCGCTCGATCGTGAGGCGCTCCTGCAGCTGCGTGGCGGGACTGGTCACGTCGCTCCAGTGAGGTCGGCGCGACGTCGTCCTGCCTCACCTACCCGGTCGCCGGTCGAGGGCGTGTCGAGTGCAGCGATGCCCCGCCCGCAGTGATAGCCGCGGGTAGGGTGTAGATCTTCCCTCGGGTGGGGAGCAGTAGAGCGAGAGGGTGATCGAGATCGGTGCTCGGATGGTCTGTCCGGTCTGCGCGCGGCGCCACGCCGCGTTGGTCAGCACGGGGTGTGTCGTCTGCTCCGGGATCGGTTCCCTCTCGCTCGGCCCCAACGTCCTGCACGTCGCCACTCCGCCCGTCGGGGCTTTAGCTGTGACGCTCTTCCTGGAAGCCGCAGCGCGTCGCCACGCGACGTTGCCCTACGCGGAGCTGCCCGCAGTCGTCGAGCACTCCGTGGCCCGTTTGCGGGCGCTGGGGGTGCTGGCGACCACGCACGACGAGCCCGACCACCTCGGGCGCAACGAGCCACCTCTGGTCCTGGCCGAGCTCCCTGACGACCGCTCCGGTCCGTCTCGTGAGCGTGGCCAGGCCCGGGCCCTCGTGCGCTCGTGGGGCGAGGAGCCGTCGGCCGGTGACGAGCAGCGCCTCGAGGCCGGTCCCATCGCTCCGGGCGAGATCCGGGAGCGGGCCGCCCGCGCACCCGGCAGGTGGCCGCCGACGCATTCGCGTGGCGGGCACGAGGGGAACCTGTCGCGTGCCGCGGACGGCTACCCGTTCGCCTCCCCCTCCGTCGTCGCCCTGGCCACCCGCCAGGAGCTCGACGAGCGGGGCTCTCTCCGCCTGGCCCACGCCCTGGAACAGGTGCGTGGTGCCGACCTCGCGTCGATCGAAGGGAGTGCGTCGTGAGCGACATCGAGATGACCTGTCCGCACGGCGTCAAGGTGACTGGTGATCTGACTCCTGAGCAGGCCGTCAGGGCTATCAACATGACCTGTCACGGGTGCAACTTGAACGCGGCGCCCGTGACGCGCATGGACTTCGGGCCGTCGTACGACGTCGTCGTGCTGCGCAGCGGCTCGTTTCTGGCCAAGGTCGACGTGCCGGACACCGGCGGTGCCTTGTGATCGTAAACTTGACCGACGAGTCGACGTGGGGCGCACAGCTTGACCGCGGCGGCATGCCCGACGACGACGTTGCGAGTTACGAGCGGCGATGGGAAGTCCTGCGCCTCAAGGTGCTCGGCATTGCGGCATACAACGGCCACCACCCCACCGTTCTGCGCATGGAGATCGACGACGACGCGCTGGCGATCTACTACCGCGCCAGCGACCTGTTCATCGGCCCGTTGGCTGAACCCGTTAGCCGTTAGGGGGTAGTGGTGGCGCAGGGGGTGGCGGTTCTCTCTACCGACGACCGGCAGGCGTGCATCGAACTGGCGAGCCGAGTTGGCGCCGTCGCCGCTGGCGCGCAGTACGGCGTGAAACCTGCCACCGTGCGCGCGTGGATGAGTTGGGGCAAGGTTTCGGGCCCCGACATCAAAACCCGTACCGCGATGGCCCACCGCCGCGTGAACACCGTGCTCGCCGCGGCCGATCGGTTCGAGGACTATCTCGAAGAGATCCGCACTGCTGCAGCCGTTCAGGTCGACATCGTCGCCCACCTGGCCGCTCGTTACGCCTATCGCATCGCGACGATGGAGGGCGTGAACGTGCTTCGTGAGTACCGCGACAAGGCGGGGAACCGATGGGTTGAGTCGGACGACCCCGAGGCCGAGGACCTGCGCATGCGACTGCGCGCCATCATGGAGAACGAGGCGTTCTCTACGCGAGACGCTGTGAACGCCATGACGAAGGCCACACACGACCTGCGCCTGTTGCGTGAGCAGAGCACCGAGAACGTCGCCACGTCGGTGAGTTTCGACGTAGCGATGCAGCCGCCGGAGCGTTCCGAGATCGAAGGCGTCGAGGTCATCGAGGCGGAAGAGGTTGACTGAGTTGTGACCGTCGAGGCCCTCAGTCTGCGCTACGACTACCAGCCCACGTCCAGGCAGCGCGAGGCCCACCGCTCCGTGATGGCCGACGAGTTGCTGTACGGGGGCGCGGCCGGCGGGGGCAAGTCCCGGTTCGCGCGCGCCGCAGCGGTCCTGTTTACGCAGCAGTTCCCGGGTGCGGCGGTGCTCGTGCTGCGTCGCAAGTTCGTCGACCTCAACCGGCCCGGCGGCATGATCCCTGAGTTCCGTCGGGAAATGCCGCACGGGCTGGGGGTGTTCAACGAGTCCTCGCACCAATGGCGCATGGCCAACGGCTCGACCATCGAGCTCGGCTACTTCGAGTCGGCCAAGGATGAGGAGCGTTACCAGGGCGCTGAATACCAGCTGATCATCGTCGACGAGGCGGGCCAGTTCGACGGTACGCAGCTCGACTTCCTCGGCTCGCGTCTGCGCGCCGCGGGCAAGGTCAAGGCCGCGCTGAACCGGGCGGGCCAGAAGCCGCGCATCATTTTCACGGCCAACCCGGGCGGCATCGGGCACAGCTACCTGCGTCGTCGTTTCGTCACCGCGGTGCCGGCCAACACCTTGTGGCGCCCGCGCCCCACCGAGGACAACCCGAACCCGGGCACGCGGATCTACATCCCGGCCCGCGTTGACGACAACCCGCACGTCGACGAGTCCTACGTGACGCGCCTGCAGCGCCTGAACCCTGAACGCCGGCGCGCGCTGCTGGAGGGCGACTGGGACTCGTTCAGCGGGTCCGCGTTTCCGACCTTCCGTCGCGACGTGCACGTTGTCCCGTCCGCCTCGCTGCCCTTTGACGTTTCGCGGCCGAGCGCCTGGGGTGTCGACTTCGGCATGACCGCACCCTTCGCCGCGGTGTTCGGCCAGCTCTACCCTGACGGGCTCATCGTCATCCGGCGCGAGATCGAGGCCGTCGAGCTCACGCCCGCCCAGCAGGCGGCGCGCATCCGGGAGGCCGAGCAGGACAACGAGCGCACTGCGGGCCGCTCCGTGCCGGTGGTGCTCGATCCCTCCACCTGGACGCGAGCGCCGGACAAGCTCAACCCCCCTGGCAAGCACGTCGGCGGCAACTTGTCCGACGTGCCGCCGCCCGGGTCGATCGCGAGCTTCTACTGGGACGAGTTCCCCGGCGCCCTGGAGAAGGGGCACAATGCCCGTCTCGATGGTTGGGCCCTGCTGCGTGACCGGCTCGAGGTGCGCCGGGACGGCCTGCCGCGCCTGCTCATCGCCGACGACTGCCCGAAGCTGATCAGCAAGCTGCCGCTGCTGCCCCGCTCGCAGAAGAACCCGGAGGACGTCGACACGAAGGCGGACGACCACCTGGCTGACGCGACTAGGTATTTGCTCATGCACTTCGCCCGTCGGTTCAACGAGGTGCAGAGCCCGGAGCTTATGGCCGAGCGCAGTCGCCAGGATCAACTGTCGCGTCAGGTCGCAGACGCGATCGACGGGTCCCGGGGGTATGGCGACATCGGCACGGTGCGCTGGTGACGCACTGCGATACACTGCGGTACATGGACCCCATCCGTGTCTCGGCAACGAAGCAGCTCTACCAAGGGCAGATGTACTACCTCTGCGGCAGGTACTTCCAGCGAGCTGGCGTGCGTCTGCATCGCAAGGTTTGGGCAGATCATCACCCTGACCAGGAGCTGCCGTCGGGCCGGGGCGAGTGGGATGTGCATCACCTTGACCACGACAGGTCTAACAACAGCGTCGCCAACCTGGGCCTTTGGAGCAGGCGCGATCACATGGCCCACCACCACGCTGGTCAGATCAGCGAGGCTAGGAGCGCAGCGTGGACGGCGAGCGCCGATGCATTAGCGGCGGGCAACGCCGCGATCAGCAGTGAAGACCGAGGAGACGCTGCTCGACGCGGCTGGGCTACCGTCACGGCGACTGAGTCTCGTTGTGAGGTCTGTAGCAAGGTGATGCGAGTGGTGTTCGGCTCGCGCAAGCGATTCTGCGGCGGCACCTGTCGAGCTCGGGCTCGTCGCGCCCGGTCTCGCTGATGCCGCCTGGTGTCGTCTGGTGCTGTCTGATGCCGCTGGTCGGGCGCCTCGCACTACCCTGAGCCCATGACCGTGGACACCGTTACTGGCCTCCCCCGCTACGCGCCGCCGCTCGAGGGCGAGCTGGGCTACCAGTCGCCGCTGTCGCCGTCGTACACCCTGCTCGGCGTGCCCGGGGGCGGGCTGCCGCAGGAGGCCTACACCACTCGCGACAACACTGAGCTGCCGGAGCTGCAGTTCCCGCGCAGCTCGACGGTCTACAACGCCATGCACCGCACCGACAGCCAGGTCGTGGCGCTGGAGAAGGCCATCGCCTACCCCCTCATCGGGGCCCACTGGTACCTGCAGGGTGAGGGTGTCGACGACCGGGTGATCTCGTTCCTCACCACCGAGCTGGGCCTCGACATGGTCGGCGGCCGGGCCCGGCGACGTCGTCAGGGCATCGTGTGGACCGAGACCTTGCGCCACGCCCTGCTCATGCTGCGCTACGGCTCCAGCTGGTTCGAGCCCGTCTACGAGGCCGGCCCGGCGTTGCCTGAGCAGAGTGTCGGGCTCAGCCTCGTGCACCACCTGCGCAAGCTGGGGTGGCGCTCACCGCGGACCATCCGCGAGATCCTCATCGCTCGCGACGGTGGCCTTCTCGGCCTCATCCAGGAAGCGCCTCCGGGGATGCTGACGCAGCCCTCGACGATCCAGCACGGCATCTTCATCCCGGCTGACCGCCTGGTCGCCTTCGTCAACGACCGCGAGGGGGCGGACTGGGGCGGGCAGTCGATCCTGCGCAGCGCCTACCGCAACTACATCGCCTCCGACGTGATGATCCGGGCTGGCGCTCAGGCCGTCGAGCGCAACTCCATGGGCGTGCCGGTGGCCACGATCGCCGACGAGAGCAAGCGGGCTCAGGCCACCCGCGTCGTGCGCGAGTTCCGCGCCGGCGCCCGGGCGGGGGTCGTCGTCAGCCAGGGGGTGAGCATCGACCTGATCGGCACCAGTGGCAGCACGAAGGACGAGCTGCCGTTGCTCAAGTGGCACAACGAGCAGGTGGCCAAGTCGGCGCTGAACATGGTGATGAGCCTGGGGCAGTCCGAGACCGGCTCCCGGGCCACGGCCGAGACCTTCGACGACATCTTCTCTCGCTCGCTGATGGCCATCGGGCGCAACATCGCCGAGACGATGACCGAGTACGTCATCCGCCCGCTGGTCGAACGCAACTTCGGGCCCGACGAGCCTTACCCCGTGCTGACGCTGGACGACATCTCTTCCGACATGCTGGCCACGCCGGAGACGCTGGTCGCCCTCGGCACCGCCGGGTTCCTCGGCGACGTCTCCGACCTCGGGCCCGAGATGCGCCGCCGCTTGCGGCTGCCCCAGGCGAGCGCCGAGCCGATCGCCGGTGACGGCGAGCTCGTCGACGACACCACGGAGCAGGACAGCGAGGTGCCCGAGTCGGTGCTCTCGGCGATGAGCGGGGAGTGGTTCGAGCCCGCGCAGTCGCAGTTCGAGCAGCGCCTGGCAGCGATCGACGCGGAACGCAGCGTCAGCTTCGCTGGTGCGCCCGGGGTGGTCGACCGCTCCCCCGGCGCGTCCCGCTTGCGGGACTACTGGACGAAGGGCGAGGGTTTGGCGAAGTGGTCGACCAACGCTCACCCCTGGACCACTCTCGAGCGCCTGCTCCGCAAGCACATCGAGAACCCGCAGCTGCGCAAGGCGACCACGACGCGCTGGTACTACATCGTGTTCCATAAGTATCCAGCGTCTCGCTGACTTAGAAGTACCATGACAGCGTGGATACCAAACGCTGTCCCCGATGCGAGGAGATCAAGCCAGTGGAGGCCTTTACACTGACCCGGGGTGCCCGAGTCAGGCGCGCTGGGTACTGCAAGTCGTGCGTGACGGGTGCGGCTCGTGCCAGGTTGCGCGAGAGTCGAGGCCTGCCGCTTGACACGCCCTTGATGCGCGGCCGGCGTTGGGACGCCGCTCAAGATGGAGCCACGCGGTCTGTCAAGGATGGCTACGTCCAGGAACGTCGGGTCGGACATCACCGTCAGGACAAGGCGGGGTGGGTGTTCCAGCACATCCTGGTTGCTGAACAAAAGTACGGCTTCCTCATTACTCGCGCCTTTACCGTGCATCACTTGAACCGGAACCCGTCTGATAATCGACCCGAGAACCTTGAGCTTCGGGTTGGCGCTCACGGACGAGGCGGTGACGTCTTGCCCACATTGCTTGCCGACCCGACAAACCAAGATCTGGCTGCTGAGCTTTTGCGGCAGCACGGATGGAGCGTGACCCGATGACCTCCGTCAAGCTGCCGCCGGACATGGACAGCACGCCGTGCCTCTGCGGTCACCCGCGCTGGACCCACGAGCACTACCGCCGTGGCACCGACTGCGGAACCTGCGGCCGGCGCGTGTGCCCCTGGTTCCAGGCCCCGCGCCCCCTCGGCTGGTGGGCCCGGACGGTAGCCGCGGTGCGCTCGTGGCTGTCGTGAGGAAGGCGACGGGCGCCAAGCCCGTCTGTTCGGAGTGCCGGGACGGCAAGCACCGCAACTGCGCCGGCGAGGCGTGGGACGGGGTGCTCGACAAGGTGACGGTCTGCGAGTGCACGCAGGGCGTGTGCAGGACGGCGTGGTCGTGACCCTGTCCGCTGCCGCAGAGGCACGCGAGACGGCGCTGCTCGCCCAGGAGATCGCCCTGCGCCACGATCTCGCCGGTGCAGGCGTGGTGCGGACGTCGTACCGGCGTCTGCCGACGCGCACCGAGCTGGCGAGTGGCGCCCTCTTCGCCGCCATGGACGACCTGACCGACGGCGCGACCGCCGACCTGGCGCGCATCGTCGGTCGTCCCGGTGCGGTGTACCTGCGCAACGTGCGGCGTCGCATCGACGTCGTGCGCGCCGACCCCGCCGACCTGCTGGCCACCGTGTCCGGCCTGAACCGGCAGGAGCTCGGCGCCGGGTACACCCGCAGCCGCAACACCGCGGTGGCGGCCATCGCGGCCCGCCTTGAGCAGCTGGTCGACGACAGCGCCGACGCGGCTGAGAAGGAGCTGCGCCAGCAGGGCATCACCCCTTCGCGTCGCCGGCGCGTCGGGGATCGTGACCGCCTGATCCGGGCCTATGCCGAGTCCGTGGTCGACGAGCCCGCGCTGCGCGCCGCCCAGGCCGTCGAGCGCAGCATCCGCAGCAACCCCGTGCACCCCGATGCCGTCGACCGCGCACTGGCGGCCGCCGCTGAGGCGATCGGGGCGCAGGACGGGTCCGGCACCCGCGACCTGCTGCACCAGCTGACCCTGCAGGCCCAGGCCATGGGTCGGGCCCAGGTGCTGGCTCAGGCGCCGGCGGGGCTGGTGACGTGGGTCGCGAGCGAGATCCGCGACGAGCACACCTGCCGCCGTTGCTTGGCCATCGACGGCGAGGAGTTCGCCACCTGGGAAGAGGCTGAGAGGGCTTACCCGATCGGCGGCTACCTCGAGTGCCTCGGCGGGATGCGCTGCCGAGGCACTGTCATTGTGGCCCCGCGGTGACCCGTGACAGCGTGTCGTCTTGCCGTGCACGAGCGGACTACGCTCAGACTCGTGCCCATGCCTGATCTTCGCGTGTTCGAGAACGTCGAGCTCGTCACGGTGGGAACGCACCCCGCGAGCACCGGCGAGACCGAGGTCACCCGCGAGGACCTCGAGGCCATCCTGGCCGCGCACTCCGATCTGCGGTTCGCGCCGGTCAAGCTCGGCCACCAGTCCACGCTGAACGAGGGCCAGCCGGCCTACGGCCAGGTGACGCCGACCGAGATCGTCCACCGCAACGGGCGCGACGTGCTGCTCGGTCGCCTCTCCGGCATCCCGGCCCGCTTGGCCGAGGTGATGAAGCACGCGTTCCCCGACCGCAGTGTCGAGATCGGGTGGGGGGTCAAGGGGCTCTCCGGCAAGGCGCACCGGGCCGCGCTTGTCGGTCTCGCGCTGCTGGGGGTCACCCCGCCGGCCGTCAAAGACCTCTCGCCGATCGACCAGGCCTTGGCGCTCTACTCCAGCGACGGAATCGACGCCCAGGGTTTCTCCGTCGTGTCGCTTTCGTCCTACGCCCCGACCGTGCACAACGATGCTGACCATGAAGGAGACACCGTGCCTGACGACCTGAACGCCCGGCTCCAGCAGATGTCCGACGACGACCTGCGCGCTGCGCTGGGCGCCCGCCTCGGCACGCTGAACCCCACTGCTCCGGCGACCGCCCCGGTGAGCACCCCGGCGGTCGCCGAGAACCAGCCCACCGAGCCGGCCACCACCGCGGCTCCGGTCGAGCCCGCGAGCGCCCCGGCTGCTCCCAGCGTGCCCGTCGAGCCGGTCGCCCCTGGCGTCCCCGGTGTCGTGCCGCCCGCGCAGGACGCCGCGCCGCAGCTCGTGGGTGCGCTGAGCGCCGACGCGCCCGTGGTGCAGCTCAGCCGCGCGCAGTACGACGCGATGTCGGCCGCCGCCGCTCACGGCGTGCGCGTCGAGACCGAGAGCTACCTCGACGGTCTCGTCCGCGCCGGGCAGATCGCCCCGGCCGAGCGCGCCTGGGCTGCTCAGCAGCTGGCCGAGCACGGCGCCGCCGCGCGCTCGATGCTCTCGGGCCTGCAGGCCCGTTTCCCCGTCTCCGAGCTGGGTGCCGACCACGCCCCCACCTCGGCCCAGGGCGATCCCGCGTGGGACGCCTACGTCAACCGTCCCGCGTTCGGCTGACGCCGCGCTGTTGAGAGAGAAGGAACGTCATGCCGGTTCGCGTGCTGAATGACCCGATCTACCGCCCTGCTGGCACCGTCTCGATGCAGGCCGGTGCCGCCCTCGCCGAGGGTCGCTTCGTCGTCCCCACCGACGGCGAGGACCCGGCGAGCAAGCTCACGATCGCGGGCTACCCCGCGGCCAACGCGCCGCGCGTGTCCGGGGTCACTGGCTACGGCGCCGCCGTGGGCCAGGAGGTCGCCGTGTGGCGCAAGGTGATCATCCCGGTCACCGCGTCCGCCGCGATCACCGCGCCCACCCTGGTCGCCACCACGGCTGACGGTCGCGCCGTCGCCACTACCGACGCCACTGTGGCCGTCGGCCGCGCCTGGTCGGACGCATCCGCGGCCGGCGTCAAGGTCAACGTCGAGCTGTTCTGAGCTGACGGACGAGAGAGGGAACCCGAATGCCTGACCAGCCCGTTTACCAGAGCCCCGGCATCAGCCCGGCGGCGCCGGCCGTCAATGGCCGCGACATCACGATCGACATGCTGCTCAAGAACCCGCAGTACATCGAGCGGCGTGTCGCGAACCTGGCGCTGGAGAACTTCATCGCGCCCTACATCTTCGCCCAGGGGCCGGCCCTGACCAGCGGCGCCGTGAAGTACGACACCGTGCTCAAGAACGACCTCTACCTGACCCGCGGTCTGCGCACGATCGCCGAGAAGGCCGAGTACCCGATCGTCGACGCGAGCGAGCCCGCTCCCTCCGTCGCGATCGCCGGCAAGTTCGGTGGCCAGTACGAGATCAGCTACGAGGCCCAGCGCCGCAACGCGATCGACGTCATGAACCGCGTCGAGGTCAAGATGGCCAACGACCAGGTGCAGAAGGTCGACGCCGACGCGATGGACCTCTTCGCCGC